GTTCTACAACCTGATGGAAGAGCAAAGTAAGACTATTACGGGTAAGATCTCCAACATGAGCGATGCTATTTCTGTAATGCTTAACGAAGTAGGGAAAGCTAACGAGGGAACAATCAATTCAATACTGGAAACTGGTATCTCCGCTATAGAGAACTACGAGGCTATCGGTGAAACTATACAAGAATTGATTGTTACTTATGGCTTGTACAAAGCTGCTGTAATTTCGGTTGCTGCTACAAAAAATGCCGTTACTACTATTAAAGCCACTGGAGAAGCTGAGGAACTAAGCAAATTGCTTACTGTAGAGCAGCAAGCAGCCATTTCAAAACAGAATTTAACCAAAGGCACGTTAGAGTATGCAACTGCCGTAAAAGCTGAAATGGCAGCAAATATAGAGGCTCAAACCGCAGCTTTAGCCAAAGCTCGTACAGAGGTTTCAGCAGCCAGCCAAGCCGTAGCAGCCAAGAAAGCCGAATACCTTGCTGCTAAAGAGTTGGAGAAGCAAAGATTAGCAGAACTTATGTCTATCGGTGCTACTGGCTCTGCAAAACAAGTAGAAGCAGCAGAAAGAAAATTAGTCGCAGCCGAAACAGCCAGAGAAACAGCAGCCTTACAATACCAAGCAGCCACACGTGATTTTAGCACCAAGAAAGTAGCGGTAGAAACGGCTGCTAAAACATTGAATACCACTCAGACAGCAGCCAACACAGCAGCACAAGCAGCCAATGTAACTACAACAAACTTGTTGGCAACTGCAAAGCTCAGGCTTACGGCTGTAGCTACCAGGTTGAAAGCCGTTATGCTGGCAAATCCTTATACTTTGGCAGCAGCAGCTATAGCAGCTCTCGGTTATGGTATTTATAAACTTATCACTTATCAGACTGACGCAGAAAAGGCGCAGGAAAAACTAAATAACGCCATATCTGAGAGTGAAAAGGTTATTGGAGCTGAAAGATTGCAAATTGATGCGATGTTTGCACGTTTGAAAGCAGCCAAAGAAGGTACGGATGAATACCGTTCTGCAAAGGAAGCCATAATGAGCAAATACGGTGAGTATTTGAAGGGGCTGGGGGATGAAAAGAACGCTTTGGATGATCTGGCTAAGGCTTATCGTATCATTACGCAAGAAGCCGAAAAATCAGCTCGTGCAAGAGCTATGGATAAAGCGGTTAATGAGGCTTCTAATGACTACATGGATAAGGAGGTAGAAGCCAAAGAAACTGTAGAAGAGCTACTAAAAGATAAGTTCAAGGGAAAGAAGGATAAAGACGGTATCGACCTTGCGGAAACTTATTACTGGAAGATTAAGCCAGTGCTGGAAGGTAAGGGGGAAATTACTAAAGAAATCCAGGATATTATAAAGCAGTTTGACGAAACCAAATACTTGCCTGGCGATCCCATGACTGGTATAGGTGCGCAAACCTACATAGCTAATGACTTGCAAGATGAAATAACCAAAGTATTCAAAGCTCGTGGCATTTATAATAATATCATAAAAGAGGCTCAAAAACGCTTCGGGGAGAATCCTAACCAAAATCAGAAAACTGGTAATCAGGAAGAGGTATTTTATACCAAAGGTAAATCCATTCCTGAGATAGAAGCAGCCATTACTAAAGGTCAAGAAAAACTGGAGGCTTTCAAAAAGGCTCTCAAAGATAACAACGGCTTAATGTCTGATGGCAAAGTAGTAACCGATGCTGTTGTAAAAGGGCAGGAAAGCTATATAGCTAAATTAAAGGCTACCGTTCTTGAACGTGAAAACGAGCTACAAATTATTAGCCAAGTAGAGAGCCGTATTTCTAAACTGAAACAGGAGCAGAAAGAAACCGTTAAGGGTAGTGCTGAATACAACGACTATCAAAGACGTATAGATTCACTGAGTAAAAAGTTACCAGATAGGAAAACGTCCTCTTCTCAAAAGGATTATTCCGATGAGATAAAACGTAATGCACAAGAGCAGATTCGTATTGAAAAGGATATGGAATTTGCTGTAAGGCAAGCTGAGATCAACACCTATAAGGAAGGACTTTCTAAAACATTGGAACAAAACCAGCTCAACTATGAGCAGGAAATGGAGCAGATCAAACGTCAAAAGGAGGATAAGCTAACAAAAATTCAAGAGTGGGAAAAAACTATATGGGAATCTCAGGGCAAAAATGGTACATTTAAGCCAACTACCAACCAATTATCAGAGCAGGATGAGCAACAATTTAAGGCTCTTGAAAATGCTGCTGGAAAGAAATTATCTACTGGCAACCAGACTGCAATAGAAGAAATGCTAAAGCAGTATCAGACCTATGCGGAAAAGCGCAAGGAGATAGAGGAAAAATTTCAGAAAGATATTGACGAAATGCGAGCTGTTAATGAGAAAGATAAGAAATCCGGAAGGCAAGTTACTTTCTCCGAAGAAAATATCGCTCAGGCTGAAAGTGATAAACAAGATGCTTTGGACGCTTTAGATCAAGAGATAGCTACTCGTGAAGCGACTTTTAATGTATGGGCAGAACAAATATCCTCTATGGGGCTAAGACAGCTAAAGGAGGCTTTACAAACAGCCCAAGACACACTGAAAAAAGAAGGTGGCAAGCTGGATGATAAAGAAAAAGCTACTCTTCGTGCGCAAATTAAGACCCTGGAGAAAAAAGTAGAGGTTGCTGAGGCAAAAGACGCAAGCATTTCATCTGCTGAAAAAAACAAAAAGAAGTGGAGCGATACCCTAAAGGTGATGAATGAGGTAGATGATACTGTTAATAATATCATTTCAGACTTTGACGGGATGGATGATGCAACCAAAGCTGCTTTGTCTGCTGCTACCAATATCGCAGGAGGTATAATTTCTATGATAACGGGTATTCAAGCGTTGGCGGTTACTGGTGCAGAAGCTATCAAAGGAGTAGAAAGAGCTTCGGTTATCCTTTCCATAGTCGGTACAGCCGTTTCCCTTATCACTTCATTGTTTGGGTTGTCCTCTAAGGCTGAAAAGGAACACCAAGAGGCACTTAAAGAAGTAGCCGAGAACAAACTGGAAATGCAACGCCAGTACAACTTATTGCTCATGGAGCAAAATTTACTTTTGGAGGAAGCAACATCTATTTTTGGTACAGATCAAATAGAAAAAGCTATCAATGCAATAGAGGTATATCGTGATGCGATAGCTGAATATAAAGAAGTCCTAAAGGGGGATAAACCAACTTATCAGTTTCAGTTTAACCCTAAAGGGAACTGGGGGCTTGATGAATACAATGCAAAATTAAATGCGTACAATCAGGGTATAGGTGCGCTTAATGATATAACCATAAAAACGGGAAGTTACACTACTGGAGCTTGGTTTTGGAAAAAGCAGCATGATATTTATACTTCGGTACTCCAGGTTTACCCGGATTTAATAGATGGTGAAAAAAATCTGAACAAAGAAAGAGCGCAAGCCATTCTTGACACTCAAACAATGAGCGATGAGAACCGGAATTTGTTGCAAAACCTTATAGACCTTCAAGAACAAGCGGAAGAAGCCCAACAAGCACTAAGAGATTACTTAGAGGGTACTTTTGGCTCTTTAGGTGATAGTATAATGGATAGTATCACTGAGGCTATTGAAAATGACGGTGTAGATGCGTGGGAAAAGTTTGGAGAAAAAGGATCTTCTGTATTGGAAGATTTGGGTAAACAGATTGCCTACTCTTTATTCTTCTCTGATAAGTTCAAAAGACTACAAGCGGATCTGGAGAAAATCTATGGATCCGGCAAAACAGAAGAAGAAATAGCTAAGGAAGCAAGGGATTTGGTTTCCTCTTTCTATCAAGGTATCGGTACGGATATGAATAATGCCCAACAATGGATGGAGCATTGGAAAGAAGAAGCAAACAAACAAGGCTTTCACCTTTGGGAAACAGAGAATCGTGAGGTTTCCAGCAATAACGGCATAGCAGCAAGCCAGGACAGCGTAAACGAGCTGAACGGAAGGACAACTGCAATTCAAGGGCATACCTATTCTATAAATGAAGGTATTAAATCATTGGTTAGCCATTGTGCCAAATTTCTTGAGGTATTAACTGGTATCAGAGAAAATACAAGCTATTGCAAGAATCTGGAATCTATCAATTCCAATATAAAGGAAATGAAAGAAAGCATAGGTAACATGAATGATAAAGGTGTAATAATGAGGAAATGAAAAATAACTTATACATAGACGGTACGGACGCTTTTACTCGGTTCGGGGTTTTTATTGCTGAGGGTGGGCATAACGAAGTTGTTGCTTTCCCGGCATTAAAAGCACCAGAGGTTTCTAATGATTGGGCTGAGTATGACGGTATCGAAGTGGATTTGTCGGATCCTAAACTTGATACTAAAGAACTTGAAATAAAGTTCAACGCAGTAGGTATGTATCAGACTGGAGATTTCATTTCTCTGTTGTCCGATGGAGCTTACCATACCTTTGAGTTTAAAAGAATCGGATATACTTGTAAACTCCGATTGGTTTCAGAGGTAAATGTAGCTCTGTATATCGGTGCTAAAAGTTTCTCGTTAAAATTCGCAGATGATTTCCCTTTGAGAGATTATAAATATACGGCTCCTTTATCGACAACCAATATACCTACGCAGGGGTATGAAATAGACGGGATAGATTTCTCCGTTTACGGTATTCGTGTATTGGAAGGAAGCGAGGCACAAATACTTAAAGCTCCAGCAGTGAAGAAAAATATGTTACGTAACCTTTCTACCCAAAATGGGGCTATTTATGATGGCAAACAAGTAGTGTACCAACATAAAGAAGTTGCCTTGAATTGTTGCTTAATCGCTAAGAATCTAACGGAGTTCTGGAGAAATTACAATGCTTTCCTTCACGATCTGATAAAGGTTGTGGAAATAGACGAAGGCGAAGGCGTGAAGGTACAAACGGCTGAAAGATCCTTGTTCGTTGAAAGCACTTACGAGGAATACCCATGTTACTACAAAAGCTCAAAAGTAAGTCTGTTTTCCCCTGACGATCAAGTTTGGTGCGTTTTTACCTTAACGTTGGTATTTACTGCCTTTAGAGTTGGAGGGGATGAATATTTACTTGCTTCTGAGGCTGGAGAATTGATAGTTACAGAAGATGGTGAGTTTTATATAGATTTGAAAAGCTATGGCTATTAAAAAGAAGAAAATAAGCGAGCTGACACTTTCGGATAACCTGAAAGGATTGTACACTATTGGAGTTAAATTAATCAATGGGGTACAAACCAGCGTGAAAGTAAGTTTGGAATACATTCAAACGGCATACGAGAACGCTGTAAAAGCAACCAACAGTGCAAATGAAGCTGCCAAGTCTGCTAACAATGCTGCTTCAAGTGCCAACACTGCAACCTCAAACGCAAATAAAGCGACTGAGGCAGCGAAAACGGCTACCAATAATGCTAATGAGGCTACCCAACAGGCTAAAACTGCTACTTCCAACGCAAACTTGGCTACTCAAAAAGCGAATACAGCAGCTACCAATGCGGATAATGCACGAAAAGGATTGGAAGAGATAAAAAGTGCAACTGAAAGTGCTACAGCCAATGCCAACAAAGCAGCTACTAATGCGAATGAGAAAGCACAAAAGGCAGAAACAGCAGCTAACAATGCAAATACTCAGGCAAATAGGGCAAAAGAACAAGCGGATAATCCCCCGAAAATGGGTGAAAATGGCAACTGGTGGAAATGGGATGAAACGCAAAAGAAGTATGTAGATACCGGGATTTTGGCAAAAGGCGGTATTCTCTATCCTACTTTTACGATTGATCCCGATACAATGGAACTGATCATGTATTACCAGGATGATATAGCTGCTGATATGTTTGATATTGACAATGAAGGATTTTTAATTTTTAACCCCAAGTGATATGGCAGAAGGAAACATAAGATTAGGAAAGGTTGCTTTCGTGGATAAGGGAACTTATTCAGCAGCTACCACATATAATACATTTGATTTCATTACTACGGATGATAGTTGCTATCTCTGTATCAAGGACGGGAACAAAGGACACGCTTTAACCGAAACTACTTGGTGGAAATGTATAGCTCGTGGAACAACCGCCACAGCAGCAGCTAAAAAGGCTGAGGACGCTGCTAAACTGGCTAATGAAAAAGCTACAGCAGCCGATAGCGCAGCAGGTAAGGCAGTAGAGGCTACCAACAATGCCAACGCAAAAGCTAATGAAGCTCACGAAAAGGCAGAAGAAGCCAATACTGCTAAAGATAATGCAAATGAAGCTACTGGCGATGCAAGGGTAGTTATCGCAAGGCTGGAGGAACTGGAAGAATCGCTAATCTCAAAATACAAGCTGATCCCTACTTCCATGAAGCTAAACTACCCGAAAAAAGTTACTTACAGGAATACCCAGCCTTTCAAAGTTGAGGTAGAATTACTTCCCGTAGATACTGGTAGGAATATATTGTTTCTCGGTGATGATCGGGCGGTGTCTATCACTCCTGATGGCGTATTTATGATTAACGGTGTAGGGATGAGTAAAATTCACGTTATCCCAACGGAAAATACGGGTATTTATCAAACTATACAGATTGAAGTACAGGAGCCAGGAATAAGGCTTACTTCTGGTAAGGGTATGCGTTTATCCGGCTCTGGTGGTATCATATTAACTTAGTAAATTTTATTGTTTAACTTCTTAACACTATAAAATATGGCACTTACAGCAGAAGAGGAAGCTAAAGTAAAAAAGATTATTACAGCTTACGACAATGGCAAAAGATTAAATGAATTACCAGTAGCAGACAGCAGTAACCCTTTCGACCTCACAACTGAGGTATTGGATAAAAGCGGAGAAAGCAAACAAGCTGGTCTGGCTGCTATGCTACCTTATGCAGAGGATCAATGTAGTTATGGCGTAGAATTAGATGTAACAGTATCTTCTTCGGTTCTTACCCGTACTGGCAATATGACACTGCATAAAACATTGCCAATTCAAAGCAAGATGAAAGGGTGTTTGCTATCAGACGAAGGCAAGGTTATCGAATACCTAAACCCTACCAATTGGAAAGCGCATAAAAGGGATGGTTCCAATGGTATGGTTATGGTGGAAATCCCTGCTCACTGGAGAAGATTTTATACCAATGGAAACAAAAGAGGTGTACGAATCAGTGAATACCCGATACCTGGTTATCATTTCGTAAAGAAATGCTATATCTCGGCTTATGAGGCAACAATCCAACGTAGCACTGGTAAACTGGCTTCTGTAGTAAATACTTCGACTGATTACAGAGGTGGTAATAACCAAGCAGATTGGGATGCTTTGCCTAAATCCCAATTAGGCAAGCCAGCTACATCTACGAGTAGAACAAACTTTCGTGCTGCTGCTCGTAAAAGGGGAGCTGGTACGCAATGGAACTGCATGGACTATAACGCTTATATCACTTTGGCATGGCTCTATTACATAGAGTATGGAAACCTTAACTGCCAGTTGGCTTTCAATGCCCAGAAAGATAGCAACGGTTATGCTCAGGGTGGTTTGGGTAATGGTGTAACCACATGGGATGGTACAAAGTGGAACAACTTTAATGGTTATAATCCTATCATTCCTTGTGGTACGAGTGATGAATTGGGAAATGCTTCAGGTGAAGTAGCTTACACTTTAGAGAAAGCAGAAGGAGAAAGCAGCAAAGTATTTACCGTACCTCGCTATCGTGGTATTGAAAATCCCTTCGGGCACGTCTGGAAGTGGACGGATGGAGTAAATATAGAAGTGAAAACCAATTCAGACGGAGGAACTTCTAAAGTGTATGTTTGCGATGATCCTTCTAAATACAACGATAGTAACTACACAGGCTATACGCTTAGAGGATTGGCAGCACGTGCAGAAGGTTATGCAAAAGAAATGATTTTCGGTGAATTTGGCGATTTGATTGCTTCTGTGGTCGGAGGTGGATCTACTACCTATTGGTGTGATTACTTCTATACCAATATAGGATCTAACGCTCTTAGGGGTGTCCTTTTCGGCGGGCATACGGCTTATGGCGGTCGTGCGGGCTTCGGTTATGCGAGTACGCATGGCGCCCCCTCGAGTGCGCGTGCGGATGTCGGCTCTCGGCTTTGTTTTATTCCTGAATCGTGAAACGAGCCTGGTTTAGACTGCAAAACCTAAATGGTTAATAAACAAATAAATATAGGTTGGTTGCTGGTGGGTGTCCTTTTCAGCGGTAATACGAATAATGGCGATCATGCAGGCTTCGGTTATGCGAATACGAATAACACCCCCTCGAATACGAATGCGAATGTCAGCTCTCAGCTATGATTTTTCAAAATAAACTCAACATACGAAGCAACGACCTTACCTATTGGTAGAAGATAACATAACTCATAAAGGTGCTGGTAGGGAAACCGAAGGCTCTGAGTACGAAAAACAAAGAATATGAAGAGATTAAGTAATTTATACGAGCAAATTATTTCACTTGACAACTTGCACCTGGCTGATGAAAAAGCCAGAAAAGGCAAGTTGCGTTCTTATGGTGTCAAACGACACGATAGGAATAGGGAAGCAAACATACTGGCTCTTCACGAATCTTTGAAAAACAAGACTTTTGTAAATTCTAAATATGAGGTATTTATAATCAGAGATCCCAAAGAACGGCTTATTTACCGTTTGCCTTATTATCCTGATAGGATCTTGCACCATGCCATTATGAATATTCTGGAGCCTATATGGGTGTCCTTATTTACAGAAGATACCTATTCTTGCATTAAGGATCGTGGTATTCATAAAGCAGCAGATAAAGTAAAGAAGGCTTTGAAAGAAGATCCAGAACACACTACTTACTGCTTGAAAATGGATATAGTGAAGTTCTATCCAAGTATAGACCATGATATTTTGAAAACAATATTACGGAAGAAAATCAAAGATAAAGATCTGCTTTGGTTGCTTGACGTGATTATAGACAGTGCCGATGGCGTACCCATAGGGAACTATCTAAGTCAGTATTTTGCTAATATTTATCTGGCTTACTTCGATCACTGGATAAAGGAGGTTAAGAAGGTAAGATATTACTTTAGGTATGCAGATGATATTGTGATTTTAGGCGATGATCCTAAACAGCTTCACAAACTCCGTATAGAGATTGAAGAATATCTGCATGACAATTTAAAGCTATCACTTCGTAAAGTGGATCCTAAAACTGGAAAAAAGAAATGGAAGTTTCAAGTATTCAAAATTGATAGCCATAGAGGTATTGATTTTGTCGGGTATGTCTTTTACCATACCCATACCCTTATTCGGAAGGGAATCAAAAAGAACCTATGTAGGAAGGCAGCCAAGCTGAATAAGAAAAAGCACATTTCCGATATGGAATACAAGCAAGTTATTTGCAGTTGGTTTGGCTGGGCTAAATACAGTAATTCTAAGCATCTATTAAAAACAATAATTAAAAAGCAAGTATATGATACACTACGATTTTAAGCCTTCTAAGTTAGAGGCTAACGGGAATGGTTCTTACACATACCGTTGGGATATTCAGGAAGTTCAAGTAGAAAACCATTTTGGAGAAGCTGGAGATAATGGGCAAACTACAAAATGGACTTGTAACGAAGTTGTTGTTTGGGGAATGGTTACAAATGATAAACTGAAAAAGGCAGTTATTACCCATTTGTGGGATTCGGATAAAGAAGCCAAGATTATCAATGATTATAACGCTGCCCAGCTCGGTATTCTTACTGAAAAATCAGCTACCGATGATTACAAGGAATATTTGCAAAAGAGAAAAGCTATCAAAGAAATGATAGATAGCGATTGTAAGGAACTTAATATTATATTATGATGAAAAAGTTTAGTGAGTTAGGTGTAACCGTACAAGATGAACGTAAAATGTTCAACTGTAGCCAGGTTTCTATTTCGGACGTGCTGAACTGTGAGATCATTGTAGAAGATTTCATTCCAGATGTAAAGACTTCGCACGGTGAAGGAAGATACCTTGTGAAATTTAAACATAGCAATGGTGCGGATGGTAAGTTTTTCACAAACGCAGCTTCTTTAAAGAAAACTTTGGATCAGATCCCCAAAGACGCTTTCCCTTTCAGCACTACGATTAAAGGGATGAAATGCGGAAATGGTAAGATCTATCAATTCACTTAGTAAACATGAAAATACATTTCAACAACAAGGAGATTGATATTCTGGTAGATACAAGCAGCTACCGATATACGGCTTTACAGAATGTAGGCACTCTTTATCTGTACTTTGCCAGTGAAGAGTTCATAAACATTCCCGTAGGAGCTTATTGTATCTACAAGAATATCACTTACTACCTTATGGATCCTGACGACTTCAAGAAGAAAAGCAGTCGGAATTTTGAATACACTCTTGTAATGTATGACATAGGCGCAATATTGGGTAAATACAAATGCCGGGATATTGTTTCTAAGCGTTTAAAGTTCGATTACACTGCAAAACCTCACGAGCATCTACAGTTAATTGTAGATAATCTCAACATGAGAGATAGCGGTTGGAAGGTTGGCGAATGTATCGAAGCAGAAGAAAAGACTATTAACTACAACCATATCTTTTGTAGTGAGGCTTTGCCTACTATTGCCGATACGTTTAAGACGGAGTATGAAATAGATCCAGCTATCAAAACGATACACTTGCGTAAAGTTGAATATAACAAGGGTGAGCCTTTGCCTCTTGAATATGGGAAAGATAAAGGTTTTGTTCCAGGTTTAGGACGCTCCAACAAGGACGGAAATAGACCAGTTACCATATTGTACGTTCAAGGTGGGGAGCAGAATATAGACTTTAGCAAATATGGATCTAAGGAATTGCTTTTGCCCAAAAATCAAAGATTGGAGTATGAAGGGCGTGCTTACGTTTCGGATGCGGAAGGCTTGTATATAAAACGGGCTGATACAACCCTTACGGATGTTCAAGAGGATAGTTTGGATTGTTCTCATATTTCACCTAAAAGAGTAGGCAGTGTTTCTAATGTTGTTGTTTCTGATAAAGAAAAGAATTTCTATGATTTTATAGATAGTTCTATTCCTGATGATCTGAATTTTGAGGATTACGTGATAGAAGGCAATAACATGACTGTTATATTTCAGTCTGGTATGCTTGCTGGCAGTAATAAAGAGTTTGAAGTTAAATATATTCATAAAGAACGTAAATTCTTGATAACACCACAAGAAATAGACGGTCAGATTATGCCCAATGACATATATAAGCCTAACCTGGGGGATAAATACGCTGTGTTCGGAATACAGTTGCCGGATGCGTACATTTGCAATAACTCAACGAAAGAAGGTGCAAGCTGGGATATGTTCAGGGAAGCAGCCAAATATCTTTATGAGAATGAAGATCCAAAATTCACATTCAAAGGAGAATTGGATAGCATTTATTCCAAAAAGCGTTGGCTCTCTATTGGTGGCAAAATAAAATTGGGCGGTTATATACTCTTTAAAGATCCGCAATTCATACCAGAAGGTATAAAGATAAGGATTACCAGTATTAAGGAGTATATACACAGACCTTACAGCCCGATTATTGAATTATCCAATACTACTACTGGCGTAACGGTTTCAAGCGAATTAAACAAGATAGAGAGTAACGAGGTTAAAACCGATAACCAATATAAAAACTCTATTCAATTTACAAAAAGACGTTTCAGGGATGCAAAAGAAACTATTTCAATGTTGAATGACGCTCTTTTGCATTTCTCAGGCTCTATCAGTCCGATTTCGGTACAAACAATGAGTTTGCTTGTTGGCGATGAAAGTTTGCAGTTTCGTTTCGTGAACAACAAAACCAATCCGACACAAGTAGAATATCTCGTTACCTATGACAGCAAAAAGAAAGTGCTTTCGGCTCCAGGTGGAATATTACAGCACATGACTATCGGGATTGATACACTTTCTTCTGGGCATAAAGCCAGTGAGTATAAGTTTTGGGATATTGAAAAATACACTTCTCCAACTTTGACGGAAACCGTAGGGTATTATCTCTATGTGAAGGCTAATAAAAATGGCACTACTGGATCATACGTCTTAAGTAAAAACGCTATCAAGCTGGAAGGTGTAGAGGGTTATTATCATTTCCTTGTAGGTATTCTAAACAGTGAATTTGAAGAGGATCGTTCCTTTGTCGAACTATTCGGATTTACAGAGATACTTCCAGGAAGAATAACTACAGACAGAATCGTTTCAAGCGATGGGCTAAATTTCATGGACTTTGTGAATAACGCTTTTCGTGTAGGAAATTCAGACAGTTATTTTGATTGGAATACCAAAGGAGATAAAAAATTACGTCTGAAAGGCACAATCGTGCAAAGTGAAAGTGGCGATGAAAGCCCTATAGGTTGTTTTCGTGGCGTATATGACAACTCTTATACCTATTATTGGGGTGATGAGGTTATCTATGATGATGGAACTGGCTATTCTATGTATCGTTTTGTATCAAAGAATCCCGTTAAAGGTATTTCTCCAAATAATAGTAACTATTGGATTATTGTAGCCCAAAGAGGTGTGGGTATTTCAAATACAGACGTTCTGTATGCCATATCATCCAGTAATACTATAGCACCAACATCCGGTTGGCAGACAACAGCTCCAGCCTGGAAAGATGGATATTACATTTGGAGTAAAACTAAAGTTGTTTACACGGATGGCGACATAGTATATACAGATGCAGCTTGTATCACAGGTGGCAAGGGAGAAACAGGCAATGGTATAAGTTCAATAATTGAGCAATATTATTTATCATCCTCTGCAACCTCCCTTTTAAATGGTAGCTGGTCTAATTCACGTCCAACTTGGAAAAATGGTTGGTATATATGGACACGATCCGTTATTAATTACACAAACGGCAACAGCATTACTACAGAGGCTATTTGTGTTACTGGAGAAAAAGGAGAAACTGGGGATGATGGTATAAATGGTGATTATTTTGAATATCGGTACGCTGTTAATGGCTCCAGAAGTACACCGCCTTCACTGAGTAAAACGAGCCGTAATCCTTCGGGATGGAGCACAACCGTTCCAACTGTAGGAAACTTGCAATACTTATGGTTTACAGTAGCAAAAATCAATGGTGAAACAAATTCATTGATACAGAACTGGAGTACACCAGCCCGGCAAACTCCGTATGATGGAGTGGATGGTAGAAATGGAGATACTGGTCCGACTATGGTTTATCGTGGTGTCTATGGCAGCTCTAAAGTTTACTATGGTACTTCAAAGCGTGTAGATGCAGTAAAATATAACGGACACTATTATGTTGCCAGAGTGGATGCCGGAAATGGCTTTCAAAATCATGTACCTACCGATACTGCTTATTGGAATGATTTCGGTGCTGAGTTTGAGAGTATAGCAACTAATTTGCTATTGGCTGAGGGTGCTAATATCGGAGATTGGTTTATGAGTGGTGGAAAGATTGTTTCTACACTCTTGGATGGTAATAAGATCATTCTTGATGCTTCAATGGCTCGTATATTGATAGAATCCAGCCGTTCTGGTGGTGATTATTCAGAAAGCCAATATCAGGGATCTAAAATTACGATAGATGCGAATAACGGCTTGATTGAAGCCCGAAGTAAAAGCAATAGCCGTGTAGCCTATATGTCGCCTACGGGTATCTTTTGTAATAATGCAGAAACACAAGCTGTTTCGGCTATTTTGGGTTATACGCATAAGGCTTCTATCGTAGGGCTTGGATTTGGTACTGTGAATAAAAGTGATTGGAACAATGAAAACTTTTTAGCTGGCGTATATGGTAGAGCTTCAAACAGTGGCACAGCCCCCGCTTATGGTGGCTTCTTCCAGAATTTGATGGCAGCAGGTCTATTTTTACATAGAAAGGCTATAGAAGAAAGCTCTTCTTCTGTTTATTTGTCTGAAACAGACAGCTTGGTTATTGGATATTCAAGAAACCAGCAAATCGTTTACCTCCCTTCTGATGGTGTGATTGGTAGGACTATATTTTTTAAGCAATGGTGGACAGGATATATGAGAGTTTACCCACGTAGCGGAAATGTGTTGTATGATGATCACACCCAAAATGATTATTATGATATTGACGAAGGTCAGGGTGCTATATTCCATTTTACAGTGGGGTATGTCGATGGTGTAAAAAAATCAGCATGGTTAGTTAGTAGATATAAATTTTAATATTATGATTGAATATGGCTATATAAACGAAAACGGATCTCTTGTTTCTAAATTTTTAGAGGAATACAGTGAGAAGTTTAAAAATGAAGAAACTGGAGAGATTGAAACGAGAATAGTATCAATCCAGGAGCAACAAACTGAGTTGTCCGCTTTAGGATGGAAACATGTAGAGCTTGTGGATGATACAAAATTACAATGTCCTGAATACTATAGTGTTCGTATTGTACCTTATGACGCTGGAGATAAAATAAGCTATAAATACGAGCAAAGATTTAACGCTAAACTTGTTCGGAATAAGATAGATGAACTGAAAGCCTCTCTTACCAGCAATGACAGCGTTATAGGTGATTATCGTATAACGAAATGTTATGAGGCTTCTTTAATCGGGCTTGATATGCCGTATGATATAGAGAATCTTCACCAACAAAGGCAGAGTGTACGGGATGAAATAAACAAATTGGAAGCCTTAATAGCTTCAAAAATATAATTCTCTGTATTAAATGGTGTATATGTACACCAAATAAATTATATTTGCAGTTATTAATCAATAACTTAATAAAATATGGATTGGGCAGCATTATTTGCGTGTATAACAGCTTTAGGTACGGGCTGGTTTGCGTATAATCAGTTAAAGCATAATCGGCTTGCTGATATTAAGGCTAAAGAACTTGAAAGACAATTAGAAAGAAAAAGCACTCGCAGAAGTGAAAACTCTGCTCGTGTGTATGGTGAAATTCATAAAGTATTGAATGATCTTTCATGTGATCGTGTGTATATTATACAACCATATCCTTTAGGAGATAATCATTATCTCACAATCTTGTATGAAGTTACCGCTAAAGGGGTTGCCCGTATTAGTGACTTTTGGCAAGATATTAAGATGTCTGAACTTCCAAAGTTTACGGCTTCAATGGCTCGAAATGAACTTATGCTGATACGTGATATTGATAGTTTGGATGGAACACGTGCAAAGGCTATGTTTAGCTCCAATGGAACACAGTCTTTAATCGTTCAAAAATTACATGATACTACCCATGATTGGGTTGGTTCTTTGGTCTGTGATTTTACAGAATCCATCCCTGATGATTTTGAGGAGGAAACAATCAGAAAAAAACTTCATTTTGCAGCCATGCACATTCAGTATATCCTTCCAGAAGTAAAAGAGCGCAAGTTATGAGAGTAACAGAATATCTGAAAGAACTTATCAAAAATGGATCGGGGCACAGTAGCAAGAGTTTTTTTCTTGTTGCCGTTACCTTAATGGGGTGCTTCCTTCTGCTTATTGTCGGTTTTATTTTGGTTTATGAAGTAATCGTAAACAAGTCTATCAAAACCGATCTTATGGGATTATCGGCTTTTGTCGGTGCTATCACTGCTTTGTTTGCTTCGGCTGGAGTAACCAAATGTTTAAGCGAAAAAAATGAAAATAAAAACGTATGAAAGTATTATTAGACAACGGACACGGAGAAAATACACCAGGTAAAAGATCTCCGAAGTGGTCGGACGGATCACAGTTATTTGAGTGGGAATATGCCAGAGAAATTGCCAAAGGCGTATATAACCAATTACGAGCAAAAGGTATAGATGCTGAATTGTTGGTAAAGGAAAATATAGACGTACCTTTAGCAGAAAGAGCCAGAAGAGCAAACGAGATAGCAGCCCGATACGGTAAGACAAAAACGCTTCTTGTTTCTATTCATTGTAACGCTTCTGGAACTGGCAAGGGTACAGGATGGGAAATACATACCAGTCCTGGAAAAACAAAAGCTGATGATTTGGCGCAAGTTTTTTGGGATATGGCTAATAGAATGTTTGGAGGAACTTGGAAAATTAGAGGTGATTGGTCGGATGGGGATGGAGATTGGGAAAATAATTTCTACATTCTCAAAAAGACTTCATGCCCGGCTGTTTTAACGGAAAACTTCTTTATGGATAATGAAACAGATTGCAAGTTTCTACTATCTCCTGAAGGAAAGGCTCAAATTATCCAGTTGCACGTTGATTCAATCCTTAAATATATAGAAGAGTATGCGTAAATTTTTATTTATTGCGCTTGTTTTACTCGTAGGAACAAATATCTTTCTGTTTAAACGATTGGATAGCGTAAGGAAAGAACGTGATCGCTTGGATAGTAATCAAGCAGCATTACTTTCAGATGTGGAACACTACAAAACGGAAGCAGGGAAAAACGCTACTTCTGTTTTAAGGCTGGAACTGACGAAAAATGAGTTGGAAAAGAAAAACAAGGATCTTACCAAAACAGTAGATGATTTGAATATAAAGCTCAAACGCATTCAGGCAGCTACAACAACAGCCACTAAAACGGAAATAGAAATAGAAACAAAAGTACGTGATAGCATAGTGTATCGCAACCAGCTTGATACTCTTTTAAATTTTCGATGGCGTGATTCTTGGATAGATTTAAGGGGAACTATTGATAAAGGGGTATTATTCGCTAAGATAGAAAGTGCCGATACATTACACCATATCATACACAAGATACCGAAAAAGTTTCTTTTCTTCCGATTTGGGGTGAAGGCTATAAAGATGGATGTTGTAAATTCAAATCCACACAACAAAATTACATATACTGAATATATAGAGCTAAAAAAATAGCTTTTGTAGAATACTTTTTTCATTTCAGAACGTGCATACTGAGAAGTACGCACGTTTTTTTGTATCTTTGCAGTGCCGAATTTATATCGGTGTTGCATTAGTGAAAACCTCGCTTCTTTTTGTAGAAGTGGGGTTTTCCATTTTCTTTGTAGAAAGCCTAATTATTATACTATTTCTACAAATATTCTACAAAAATCACAATATCCGTTGTAATCCACTGATTATTAGAGTTAGAACAAGACTTTCCTAAAGAGTAACCGATTTTTCAGCCCAATCTATCCTTTGAATGATAGGCAATAGTTCTTTGAAAATTTGTGCAAATCTGCATAAGCCCTTGTAGTTCAACGGATAGAACGTCGGTTTCCTAAACCGAAAATATGGGTTCGATTCCCATCGGGGGTACAAAATGACAGATTTTGGTAGTGATCGTGTTACCGCATAATCCGCATAAGTGAGGTACTTTTGCAGTAAATAGTTCTACAAATATTCTACAAAAGTTATGGCAACATTTAAAGCGGAGGTTTACGCCCATCAAAAAAAGAAGGACGGAACCTATAATATTAAGATACGTGTAACACACAACGGAGAAAAGCGATACCTGGCTACACCTTATTTTATATATAAGGAAGATATTACCCAGAAAACCTTTAAAATCAAAAATCAGCATTACATAGATCTTACTGATGAAATGATAAGGACGTATCGTAAACGTTTGGATCGTTGGGGTGAAAGGCAAACCAGTATGACTATGGAGCAAATTATCAGAATCATTACTACCGATAATGAGAATGAAAAATTTGATCTTGATATTGCAGCCTACACCTGGAAGGAAATAAAACGAATGAAAGAAACAGGACATGGAGGTAATGCAGATACCTATATATGTGCAGTTAGATCATTGGTTAAGTTTGTTGGTCGGGAAAAGGTTATGTTATCCGAAATAACAGCTAAGTTTTTGCAAAATTGGGCTGATTGGATAAACAAACAGCCAAATGTAACAAGGGGGTATGTAACTCACAACTATTTAAATAGGATGAGGGCTATATACAACAGAGCGAAAAAAGAGTTCAACGATGAGGATGCTGGAGTTATCCGAATACCTTATTCCCCTTTTTCTCACATTGATTTCCCGAAACTTCCGGCAACGAGAAAGCGAGCTTTGACGGTTGAGCAAATACAAGCTATTGCAAATTTGGAATATACTAAGATACTCCAGCCCGGTACTAATAGATTCAATTTTGCAAAAGATGTGTTCTTGCTGAGCTTTGGTTTAATTGGCATGAATGCTATAGACTTATATAATTGTACAGATTATAGGAACGGACGTATTACATACCAAAGAATAAAAACCAAAGAAAGGCGCATTGATAAAGCTGAAATCTCAATCAAAGTAGAACCGGAATACCAAGCTCTTGTAGATAAATATCGGGATCCTACAGGAAAAAGGGTATTCAGGTTTTATACGATGTATGCAGATGTAAATACTTTCAGTACGGCTCTAAACAAGGGGTTAAAGAAAGTAGGAAAGTTAGTTGGTGTAGATGATTTGGAGTTTTACGCAGCTCGGCACTCGTGGGCTACTATAGCTTTAAATGATGCAGGAGTAGATAAATACACCGTACATACTTCTCTTAATCATGTTGATGATAGTATGAGGGTAACGGACATCTACATAAAAAAATCATGGGATCCTATAGATCAAGCGAACAGGAAAGTAATTAACCTGGTGAATATAAATATCAGCGAAACTAAGGAGCCTATAAATGAAAAAGTACAAAGAAAACTATTTTGCTTAAGCAATTTGCTTAGGCAAAATGAAGATGATACAACAGCACACCAATAAAGTGTAATTTGTTGGTGTATAATGCTTTGCGTTTTGCTTAAGCAAAATGCCTAAGCAATTTGGTTAAGCAATTTGCCTAAGCAAAAAGGTAAGCAAAATGTTATTTTTGCTTGAAGATTTGCCTAAGCAAATTGCTTAAGCAAAATTTGTTGTGTCCGTATGTTTGCATATCAAATCACTAATATATAACTGATTATCAGTTTGTTATAACGCAAACGGCTTTTGTGATGATTTGCACAAAAAAACACTTTTGCTTAAGCAAATTGCCTAAGCAAAACTTAAACGTGGGTATATATATAATATAATAATAAGATTATATATTAATAATAGAGTATATATAGGGGATTGTTAAGGGGAAAAGAAAAAGCGACACTGTTTAAAGTATCGCTTTATTTTTCTAACATCTTACCTTTTCCAGTAAGAAGCCATTTTGCGCTAACACCATATTCAGTAATCAAAGGAACCAGCCAAAATGGTTGTAGTAAGTTTCGTGTAGGATCTTTACGAAGTAACTCCATATTTCGCCTATCTACACCGTTGGGATCACAATAGCTTCTCACGCTTTTTATCTTACCCATTGCCACAAGAGCATCAAAGGCTTCAAAGAAACGGTTTGCAATAGGTCTGTTAGCTTCTGCATTATTCATTATCTTAGAATTTGGTACTTCAAAAAATCAACTTCATTTTTCAAATTCACCAGGTAATCTGTAGGCTCATTATTAACCTTTGCTTTATCAATCGCTTTAAGAAGGCAATCTTGAACACTGAAAATGCTATCTACGTTTACGGGTAAACCTACTGTATAAGCCAAGAATTGCTCTCTGTACAATTCTATTACAAGTTTGCTATAATCTTCCATACTCTAATATTTAATCTGTTTAAAGCCAAATACTATACGGCATCTGCACATTTTGCAACATCTTCCTGCTGGGCATTCATTTTTTTGCTTACCTCTAACAATGCTTCGAGGCGACCTATTTCTCTATTTAACCGTTCTATCTCTTTTTCTTTCTCGGTAATCATAGAATAGGGTGCTATCAGCTTCTCGTTCATTAGCTGTATTAGCTGCCTGGAAAAAGCGTCTGCACCAGCAAACAGAATATCTGTAGATACTTCCATTTTTTCAGTCTGTGAATGTTGTTTTGGCGCAATGGTTTTAGGCTTATTTTCTATCGGCTTTATCTCTTCTATATTATTGGTAATATAACTGCAAATATTACCAAATTTCCTTTCTAATATTTCAATTTTGACGGGTGGTAAATCCCTTCTGCCATTCTCTACGTTGGCAATAAAGCTCTGCCCACATGAAAGAAGTTGAGCTAATTCTTTCTGTGTGATTCCTTTTTCTTTCCTAAGTCTTTTTAAATCAATCATTTATTGACTTTTTAAAATATAACATGATAATATTCCTTGAAATATTACTAAAATATTACGATATTTATTTGGTAATATTACCAATGTTACATATATTTGCAACGTAATAAAAGTAATAACACCACAAATATAGGCAAAATAACCTATAGGAGTGATAATATTTCAAATGAAAATGAGCGAATTAACAGAAAAAGACTATCCTACTTTTACGCAAATGTATAAGAATTTGCCCGAAAGAAGTAGTATCAAAGCTCCTAAAACTGAATTTGTAGAAAAGGTGGCTAAGATTACTAAGAAGTCCGTAAAAACCGTGCGGTGTTGGATCGCTGGAACACAAAAGCCGGATGCGTTGGCGCAATCTGTTTTAGAGAAAGAGTTTAAAGTTCCTGCTAAGTATTTATTCCCTGAAGCATCGTAATATGAAACCTATCGAATTTTACACCACACCAGAAGGCGAAGTTACTATGCGTCCTTTAGGTGAAGCGGAAAGGCAACTTAGAGAAAGTGATACTGAGTTTATCCAGGCTTTCTTGGAAATACTGAGAGAATTTTATACTGAGGCTTATACGGCTTTAATGGAAATTTACTCAAAGAGTTCTGAAAATAAGCGTTACCGTGATTTTTTGGCTGTACGGAGATTTATAAAGTGCAACTTTGGTCTATACGATAATGTGATAGATATTGATGAGAACTGGAATTTCCGTTTTGAATTTGTCGGGTGTCCTCTACGTGGCGAGTGTAAAAGCGATAAGATCATTTGCGCCCCCAAATTTAATTCAAAGCTATCAGATAGACAGCTTGAAGTGATGAGGCTGCTTTATGAAGGCAAATCAGATTCAGAAATAGCAGACAAATTATTTATCTCTTTGAATACCGTTAATAATCACCGAAAAAACAGTTTTAGAAAAGTCGGTGTACACTCGTTCCCTGAGTTTATGCGGTATGCTATGCAAAACAACTTATTCAAATAACAATAATGCAACATTGATATGAGTTCGGACACGTTTTTAAATTTGGTTGGTTGCTCCATATTCGGTGCTTTAGGGGTTACTTGCCTGGTATGTGCTATTGCGTTCTCAGCTTCGCACCAACTTCTATTTACGGCTATGTGCTTCCTGATGTTCTATGTACTTTATACAGATAACCAGTACAATACAGAAAGCGTACAGCACTATTTCAGAAAAATGTTGAGGGCTAAAAGATTACGGAAAAGGAAATGTAGATAATGGGTATTGTACTGGAGCTATACGAGCTTAAAAATCTCTGTAAAGATATGGCTGAGCTTGGAGCTGCCAATTATGCAAAAATGGTATTTCCGGCAAAAGATCTTATTTCCCAAAGGGAGGCTTATAAATCATTCGGTGAGGCTCGTGTAAAACGGTGGGTACGCCAGCAACTTGTACACCCTACAAGGAATGGGGCAGAGAAACGCTCCAAAATACTATACTCCAGAGCTGAATTATTAACTATCGAAAAGACAGAGAAAATAGACACTTATATAAACAAATTATGAAAGAAGTATTCTTAAAGAAATTGATCCTAAAGAATTTCAAGAAAATTCAAGATCTAACAGTAGAGTTTACAGATAAAAATACCTTTATCTGTGGTGGAAATGGCACAGGAAAGACAACGCTTCAAGATGCGTTCTTGTGGCTGTTATTTGGGAAGGACAGCACGAATAGGGCTGATACCAACTTTAACATTAAAACGTTGGGAGAAGATGGAAAACCAATCTTACACCTTGTACATAGCGTAACTGGTGTATTGTCTATCAATGGTAGAGATGTTGAACTGCAACGTAACTATGTTGAAAAATGGGGAAGTGGTGTAAACGCTGGTGTCCTTCAAAACCATGCTACAGAGTTTTATTTGAATGGTGTAAAACTCAAAACGAAAAAGGAGTATGATGCGGAAGTAGCAGCGATCTTGCCAGAAGATGTTTTTAGAATGATTACTAACCCGTTATATTTCCCGACCATGAAGGCGCAAGATCAGAAAGCTATGTTGCTTGAAATGGCTGGTAACGTTACGAATGAGGAAGTAGCCAATATCAATCCAAAGTTTCAAGAGCTGATTAGTCTTATTTCAGGCAGAACCTTAGAGCAATTAGCAAAAGAAATAGCCTCTAAGAAATCAGCTATCAAAGATGAGTTAAAGGGTATTCCTGGTAGAATTGATTCGGTACGTGATGCAATGCCTGAAAGTGAGGACTGGGCGGTTTTGGAGAAGGAAATAGCCGACAAAAAAGAGAAAATTAAAGATATTGATAGCCAGTTAGCCGATAAAAGCAAACAGATAGAAGCAGAGTTCAAAGCCAAATCTGAGTTGCAAAAGCAAATCGGGAACAAAAAACTTGCCAAGTCGCAAAGAGAAAATGAGATAAGACAAAATGCCAATAAATCCTACCATGACGTACTGGATAATATTTCAAAGCTGGAATATCAAGTTAAAAGCAAGGATGCTGAAATATCCCGTAAACAAGAGGATCATTCTCGTATCAAAGCTACTATCGAAGCTCTAAATAATGATTTGGAAGTATTGAGAGGTAAGTTCTATGCCATAGATGCGGAAACGTTACAGTACCCGGAAGGAGCTTTTATTTGCCCGACTTGTAAAAGAGAGTTGGAGGTAGAAGATATTCAAGCCAAGCAACAAGAATTACAGGACAACTTTAATCTCAACAAGGCAAACCGACTGAAAGCAGTGCAAAATGAAGGCAAGGAAAAAGCTGCAAAAGTTGAAGAGCTTAAAAAGCAGTGTTCAATTATTCAAGCTGCTATAACTCAGTTGAGTAACGAGAAAGAAATATTGGTGCATAATATCAATGAATGTAAAGGGAATATGCCGGAAGAACAAGATACACAAAAGATCATTCTTTCCGATCCTACCTGGCTTTCTCTCAGTAATGAAATCGTAGATCTTGAAAACCAGTTAAAGGCAGAAGCCAAACCTATAGACACAACAGAGTTGAAAGAAGCTAAGGCTATTCTTTCTGAGGCTATAGATGAGCTGAATAAGAAGCTGGGTAAACGTGATACTATAGAACGTTCCAATAAAGTTATTGAGGATCTGGAGGATAGAAGAGATAAAAATAATGAAGCTCTGGCAGAACAAGAACGTTTGGAGTTTTTGGTACAAGACTTCCAGAAAGAAAAAGACAACAAGTTGATGGAACGTATTAACGGAATGTTCTCTTTGGTTAAGTTCTCGTTTATTAGCGAAAAGTTGAATGGGAATGAGGCTATAACCTGCTTTTGCTCTGTAGATGGTGTGCCGTTTGCCGATGTAAACAATGCTTCAAAAATCAATGCTGGGCTGGATATAATAAACGCTATATGTCGATCTGTAGGTATCACAGCACCCATTTTCATTGATAATCGGGAAAGTGTGAACGATCTTATACCTACCATGTCGCAAGTAATAAACCTCGTGGTTAGCAAAGATAAATCTTTGATGATACGTGTTGCCGGAAATGGAACAATGGAAGAATACAAACAACTTTAAATAATAATTTTATGACACAAGAAAATTCAAGTGGTACACAAGTAGTTAGTACCCAATCAACGAAAATGCCAGCACAGGCAAAAAAAATAGATGTGCTGAAAACTATGCTTAACGCTCCTTCTGTAATGGAACAATTTAAAAATGCGCTGTCTAAGAATGCTTCCACATTTGTTGCTTCCATTATTGATCTATACAACTCGGATTCAAATTTACAATTATGCGAGCCGAAAGCAGTTGTAGCGGAATGTCTGAAAGCTGCTGTTTTGAAATTGCCAATTAATAAGGCTTTGGGGTACGCTTTCATTATCCCCTTCAATAACAGCAAAAAAGTAGATGATTTGGACGAAAAAGGTAAGCCCAAAATAGGCTCAGACGGTAAGCCTATCCAAAAGTATATCAAGGTTATGGAGCCAACGTTTCAACTGGGGTACAAGGGTTATATTCAGCTTGCGGAAAGATCCAATCAATACCGTACCATTAACGCAGATGTCGTTTTTGATGGTGAAGTTCGTAAAGTGAACAAACTTACTGGCGAGATCGCTTTTGACGGAGAAAAGAAGTCTGATAAGATCATAGGTTACTTCTGCTATTTTGAATTGCTTAACGGCTTCTCTAAGACGTTGTACATGACTGTTGAACAAATGGCTACCCACGCCAAACGCTACTCCAAAGGGTTAAAGAAGGAAACAACCGTAGAAAGCCTTATGAAACTTGCCGAGCTGCCTTTCTCGGCAGACAGTAAAACCGTTGGATGGCTCGGTAATTTTCATGGGATGGCTATCAAAACCGTTATCAGAAATTTACTTAGTAAATACGGCTATCTCTCTATAGAAATGCAACAAGCATTTGAAAATGATGTTGAGGGTGCGGAAGAGCATACAGACGCTATGCCCACAATGGGAACACAACGTTTTGATGTATCAGATGTTAGCTTTGAGGAAGTTTCTAATACCAGTGCCAATACTGCAACGGCTTCCAATGAAAATAAGCCAGGTTTCTAATGGGAATGGAATTAAGAGTTTTGGGCAGCTCGTCCAGTGGTAATTGCTACATACTGGATAACGGCAATGAGGCTTTGATTATTGAGGCTGGAATACGTTTCATAGACGTAAAAAAGGCTTTGGATTTCAATATTCGCAAAGTCGTAGGCTGCTTAATAACTCATCAGCATAACGATCATGCTAAATATGCTAAGGCAATGGTAGATTGTGGCTTTCATGTATTGGCTCTTCCAGAAGTGATAGAAAGCAAGGAATTGAAAGGTTCCAGAGTAAAAGCCATTAAAACAGGATCGGGCTATCTGCTTGGTGGTTTTCGGGTGATCCCCTTCCCTGCTTTCCATGATGTACCTTGTGTTGGCTATTTCATTAAGCACCCGGATTGTGGTAGTATTATGTTTTTAACGGATAGTTGCCAGTCTGGATATACTTTTTCTGGATTGAATCATATACTGATTGAATGTAATTACTCTGATACAAAACTGATAGAAAGCATTAATGCCGGGCGTGTCCTTCCTACACAAAGAAACAGATTAATGGTTTCTCACATGGAGCTGGAAAGTTGCAAACAAGCTCTAAAAGAAAACGATTTGAGCAACGTTGCAAACATAGTTCTTTTACACCTCTCATCTAATAACAGCGATGAGCATTTATTTGTATCTGAGGTGCAAAAAATTACTGGAAAGGCGGTTTATGCTGCTAAACCAGGTTTGAGTATAACCTTAAACAATTTTTAGGTATGATACAAGGATTTTCAGAGCAAACAAAACCTCTAACCGATTATGAGGACAAAGTTATTCTGCCTCTCATAGTACAAGGGCTTCACGGTAAGGTAGGTAAATATAAAGCGATTACAAATAAAGCGATGTGTTCGGCTTTAAAGTCTTATGGGTGTAAAATTGATAGTCCACGAATAAGAAAGATTATCAACCATATTAGACTTTCGGGTATGGTGATTGGGCTGATCGCCACAAGTGAAGGCTACTATATCGCAGAAACACGTAAGGAGCTGGAAGATTACCTGAGAAGCCTTGAAGGTAGAGAAGGAGCTATACACGCAGTTAGAAAGAGTTTAGAAAAACAGCTACAGCTATATGACAAATAAAGTTTTGATAGAAAAGAAGGGTGGGCTATTTAACCTTAGACCGTTATACGACTTGTTTTCTCATTCGGTAGATGGGATTTACCAGGTAATAGTGAAAAAGGTTAGGAAGCCACGTTCCAACGATCAAAACGGCTGGCTATGGGGGTGTATCTATCCAATGCTGTTAGATGGGTTGCTTAATGCCGGATGGGAGTTTACAAGCGTGGAACAAGTACACGAGTTTTTTAAGGCTCAAATGACTAAAGACAAAGTAGTAAACAAGCATACGGGTGAGATTATAGAGTTTCCCGGATCAACTGCAACAATGGACACGTTAACATTCTCAACATATTGCGAGAAGCTCAGAGAGTATGCTTTGGAATACTTGAATATAGAAATACCTGATCCCGATCCTAACTGGAGGAAAGCCGATGAAGAAAATACCTAATCACTTGGTAAATGAGCTTATCCGGCTTATTCCAGTGCTAATAGAAAATATCCCACACGAAGGTAGAAGTACCAGAGTGGATAATGCGATACGATTAACTAACAAAATTGTCAAACGATTAAAATCTTTAAAAGATGAAAGTAATTGAAATTACTGAGATTGAAGTAAAGGCAGCTTTAGACGTTGCTAAAAGTGAAGAAGTGAAAAACGTGTTGGTAGCCTTGTTCTGCAAAGGTGAAAAGAAACCAACCCCTACCCTTGATGATTACACGACAATCCGAAGTTATGAGGATGCGTGTGCTGCTTTAAAGTGTTCCCCTATTGATGAGAAGGCTTTGCGTTCTGCTGGAGTAAGAAAAGGGATTATTGCCTTAATCAAACTTGAAACAATCAGTCGGGCTTTGTGGGGTAAGAATTACCAGCCTAAACCGGATGCAAGCGGTAACAGCCGTTTCTATTTCCCCTGGTTTGCTTTGTGGACTGAGAGAGAAATCAAAGAAACAGAAGGGCTTGTGTATATTCCAATTATTGACGCTCTAAACAATCTTGCGGGCTTCGGTTGTGCGTATACGGCTTACGCCCCCTCGACTACGCATGCGGATGTCGGCTCTCGGCTTTGGCAAGAATCAAGAGAGAAAGCAAAGTATTTCGGGCAGCAATTCATTGAATTGTGGTTTGATTATTTGATGTTTAATGTAAAGAAGGTGCAAGAATGACAACAATATTTTATATACTGATAGCCTTCTGCCTTTTCTTTGAAGTGCTGAATTTGGCAGCTTGCAAAAAAGTTTTCGCTGCTGTGGAAAAGTATAAGGACAAAAACGATCTCACTGAGATAAGCCCGGTTTTCGCTGTTTGGAGAATGTGCAACTGGATCTACCTTATATTGTGCTTCATAGGTTTAATAAGCTCTCAATGGATAGGTTTTCTTGCATTGATTGTTTTAAGCCTTATCCCTAAGAAGTGGTTTACATGGAGAATTATAGATAACATATTAGGAATCGCAATCTTACTGTTTGTTCTCTTGAATAAGTACCACTTTCAAATAGACTTCAATTCATTAATAATCAAACTTATTTTGCAATGAAAGATATAATGTTGGCTGATACTCCAGTGGAGCAAAGAGCGCAAATTTTACGTGATAGCTGCGATGAGGTCGTAGAGAAAAGTTATCTCTCAAAGTTCTCTCAGGAAGAAACTAATGAGCTTCGGGCTAACCTTGTAGAAGTTCAGATACAGATGCAAGAACTGACAGAAAATTTTGATGTAGTTAAAGCTGACTTCAAAGGAAAAATGAAGCCACTGCAAGAACGGATCGGAAAAATGCTTGATGATTTGAGAAAAGGCGGTGAGTACATTAAAGGTGAGTGCTACAAGTTCATAGATCAAGACGAAGGAAGAGTAGGTTACTATACGCCAGACGGTTATTTGCTGGAGGAAAGACCTATGAAGCCGGAAGAAAGGCAGAAAACAATTCAAATGGCAGTGCGCTTGACTGGCACAGATAATTAATTTATTAACATCTTAATTTTTAAAATATTATGGAAGAAAAAAACAAAGGTTTGAACATTAACATCGAACATTACACTGGAGAGAAACCTATTGAAGTAGTTTATAGACTTGGTGACGCTGCACAAGCACAACAACCGCTTGCAACCAAAGCCCCGGAAAAGATCAGTGTTTCCGGCACTATCTCCACTCCGTATGAATGGCTTTCAAAGCGAATAGATACTGTAGATCAGAAACGTGCAAATGTCGTTGTGAATCGTGAGAAAATGACAATTCAGCTCACTGTAAACGAAGATGATTATTACAATAAAAACACATTCACTGGTACGGTTGAAGTATCTGAAACGTTTGAGAAGTTCGGTATTAATGATGGTGAAAAGGGCTGGATCCCTGCCAAATTAGGACAATTCTTGCGTCTGAATCGTGGTTTGTTTGAAGATAAAGAAAAGTGCATGGTACTTGTTTCCAATCTCAAAAACTTCAATGCAAAAGCAAAGGCAGAGATTGAGAAACAAAGAGATCCTTCTGGTTCCGTTGCTGATGTTTACCGTTGCCAGGTAGAAAGTAATTTACCGAAGAGCTTTACCGTAAACATGGCTATCTTCAAGGGAACTGCAAAACAGCCCATCGAAATTGAGTTCGATCATTATCTGACAAATGGAGAAGTGTTTTTGCAACTTGTTTCGCCAGGAGCAAATGAAGTGATGGAAAGTTACAGAGATAAGTGTATTGATGAAGTGCTGGATAAGATCAAGGATATTGCCCCCGATATTGCAATTCTGGAAGTGTAACCGTTCAAACATGATTATAGGAAAGCTGGGAATTATCCCGGCTTCCTTAAAAATTCTCTCTATGGCAAGAAAACAAGAAACTCCTATGCCTTTCTATGTTGGCGATTGGTTGAGGTGTCCTGAATTAAGGGTACTTCCACCAGACGTTAGGGGCTTGTGGATGGATATGTTATGCTATATGTGGGAAAGTGTAGAACGTGGTGTTATGGTTATGCCAAACGGACAGCCTTGTACGAAAGAAGATATAGCCCGTATCATAGGTACGGATTGCTCAGGATCTTCTAAATGGGTAGATTCTTTGATAGAAAACAAGGTGTGTGAAGTTCGGGAAGATGGAGCTATTTATAGTAGGCGTATGGTAAAAGACAACCTGATAAGTGAGAAAAGAAGGCTGGCAGGTAAGAAAGGGGGTGAGATCACTAAGGCAAGGGTTTTCATTCCAAAAGCAGAAGCAGAAACGATCCTACAAGAGCAGCCCCAACAACCGCAACAGGAAGTTTTACTGTTTCCACAAGAAAGCCCACCACCTTTAACGCCAGAGCAGCAAAAAAAGGCTGAGAAGGCAAAAAAATACAAGTATGCTGAGTTCGTAACACTAACAAGGGATGAATACGCTAAGTTATGCGCTGAATATTCTGAGGAAGGAGCCAAACGGATGATTGAAATACTTGATAACTATAAAGGATCAAAAGGGAAAAAGTATAGTTCTGACTATAGAGCCATACTAAACTGGGTAGTAAATAGATATAACGAAGAAATACAAAAGTATGGATATAAACATAAAGAATCAGCTTCAAAAGATCCTGGATCGGCAACTGGAAACGACTACAGAAACACGATTTAGAATAGAAGGATATTCTAAGGAAACGGTTCAGGAAATGCTGCTTATGTGCTATCAGCATGAGGTGCGCAAAAGGCGTATTCCGTTTCAGGAAGATAAGGAAACACTGGAGAAAATAGAAAAGGCTGCAAAATGGCTTACTGGCGATTATAAAGTAGGATTGCTGCTATATGGAATAGTGGGATCCGGCAAATCTACTTTAGGCAAGGCGATTTGTAACCTTATCGGTATTCTACACAATAGCTCCATATCCAGTGAGCGAAAAGGTGTATTCCGGGTTTCAGCTTTGGATTTGGCAAAAAATGTGGCTAATGATCCTATGTACTTCAATAAGCTCAAAAATCAAGAACTGCTTTTTATTGATGATATAGGAACTGAACCAGCAAGTGTAAAAAGTTGGGGTAACGAGTTCTCGCCAGTGGTAGAACTGCTTTATGCCAGATATGATAGACAGTTATTCACTATCGCAACTTCCAATCTCAAAGATTCCGATTTTGGGGAACGTTACGGTATAAGAATAGCTGATCGGATGGAAGAAATGTTTGAACGTATTTATTACCAAAACAAGAGTTATAGAAAATGAATGAGATAAATTGGAACGAGTTAAAAGACAAAGCCCATTCTAACGCTGTAAAACATGGATTTTGGGAAGGCAAACCAAGCGATAAGCACTTTCTTTGCCTGGTTATTTCGGAGCTTATGGAAGCTGTGAACGCCCATAGAAGAAATAAGTTTGCAAGAGTACCAGCCAACAGAAAAGAAACAATATTCGATGATCGTACTTTCCACCATGAAAACAAGTATTTCAGAGAAAACTTTGAAGAGTATGTGAAAGATACAGTAGAAGATGAATTAGCGGATGCTGCTATTCGATTACTGGATCTTGCTGGAGCAAATAATTTGAATTTAAATAGATTCTGTTTGCAACACGTAGTTACTCCTAAGAAAAGTTTTACAGAAAATATATATGCTATCGTAAAAGATTTGGTGAACTATAAATATTCTCAGGAAGAACAGATTAACTATGCTCTTCACCAGATACGAAGACTATCCGAAATTCTCAAAATTAACTTACTGTGGCATATTGAGCAAAAGATGTATTACAACGAAGGTAGGGAAGATAAACACGGAAAGGAATATTAAAATTTACCAAGTAAACATTATGAATACGAGTTTTGAACGAAGTAAGCAGACAACGGATGAGTGGTACACTCCCAAATGGATAGTGGACGCTTTAGGGAGTTTTGATCTTGATCCATGCGCTCCTGAAAACCGTTTGTGGAACACCGCCAAAAGACATATAACGCCTTCTGAGGATGGTTTAAAAACTGAATGGGGGGGGGTAAGAGTATGGTTAAATCCTCCGTATTCACGTCCTCTTATTGAGCGATTTGTGGAAAAGATGGTAAGGAACAACAACGGTATAGCATTGCTTTTTAATCGCTGTGATAGCAAGATGTTTCAAGATCTCATTTTCCCAAATGCAAGCGCAATAATGTTTGTGAAGGGTAGAATAAAATTCTATCGACCAGATGGTACACAAGGAGATAGCCCAGGGTGCGGTAGCGTTCTTATAGCCTTTGGTGAGGAAAACGCAAAAATACTGGAATATTCTAATATACCTGGTAAATATATAAAACTCAACAATTAAGATGGAAAAGAAAAAAGTAATATTGACCTTATGCAAGTCTTTCCCCGTAACTCATAGCAAAGCTGGCGAGGCTACAGACTTTGAAAAGAAGCTGAAAGACAAAAGTAAGATCCATACAATCCGATACAACGCAAAAAATGTATGGAATGGACGGTATAAAGATATTGTTTCTGGTAAAAAATATCTTTCAATACGTGAATGGACTGGCAGACCGTATAATTCGGAGCAAAAGGAAATAGCCCAATTACCCAAAATCGGACTGCAACACGTAACCATGACATATAGCTCTGAGGATGCTTACCCTGAAATATGGATAGACAACAAGAAAGTTTCAATCCATGAAGTAGCGAAAAATGATGGTCTGAGCGTGGAGGACTTTGTAGAATGGTTTTTCGGGAACAACAAAGAGAATGTTTTTGAAGGTGTAGTTATTCATTTTACAGATTTTCGGTACTGATATGAGCGAACAAGAATTAAAAGAGCAACTTGGTGATGAACTTTGCGAGTTTTGCCCCTGGCGAAAAGGTGAAATAGATCATACGTTCGATTCTCTTTGTGAAGGCTCTTATTGCGATGATGCTTTTGATAACTTTTTAGATGAAAACGAAGGTTATTTCGATGATGAAGAATAATCACTGTAGCGAATGTAAATACTATTGGTGTTATCCTCATACAACCCAAATGTATTGCTACAAGTTAGGTAAACGGATAACAGCCAGAAAGAAAAGCTGTAAACATTATCAACCCAATAGTTAATAAAAATGGAAACTAATGCAACAAAAAGAACTGATATTTTCCAGATAGATCCACGTAACATAGTGGTAATGGATGATTTCAATGCTCGTAGAGATTTCGATTTAGAGGAATTAAAGGAGCAAATCAAGGCTAAAGGAGTTCTTAACCCTATTACCGTACTTCCTTTCAAAGATGAGGACGGTATAGAACGGTACAAGCTGGTGGATGGTGAAAGACGCTATCGGGCTACTATGCTTGCGATTGAAGAGGGTACAAACATTCCTTACATTAAGGCTTTGAAGCTGCCTAAAGACACAAGTACGGAAGAGCTTCTAATCGAGCAGATGATGAGAAATGAGGGAAAGCGTTTTTCTGAATATGAGTGCGGTATCATGTTCAAACGCTTTAAAGAAGAGTTCGGATATACCCAAAATGAGATAGCTGAAAAGTTTAAAAAATCTCCGGCTTTTGTGAGTAAATGTTTATCCCTAATGGATCTCCCTATAGAGATTCAGGAACGTATTATAAACAAACAAATATCGGCTTCTGCTGCTAAGGACATTGTAGCCAATTACGATACGGAAGAGGAACAAGTAAACGCCACGAGAAAAGCCGTAGAATTAGCCGAAAAGCAAGGAAAAAGGACTGTTACCAATAAAGAGATTAACGCTGTACAGAAAGAGGCTAAGGAAGCCAAAGAGATAGCTCAGGCACTCCGTAAGGTGTGGGCTTATCTGGATGGCGGTGTTATGGTAGATGTGGATAAGCTGGCTATCCTTCTGGATAAAACAGAGAGTTTGAGTAATGCAATGAAACAATATAAAAAATTGAGTAAATGAAAGTAGTGTTTTTTGACCTGGAAACTACAGGAACATTAGTAAACAAACATGGGATCCACCAAATTAGCGGTATGATCGTTATAGACGGTGAAGTAAAAGAAACCTTTGATTTCAAGGTACAGCCTAACCCTAAAGCGGAAATAGTGCAAGAGGCTTTAGATGTGGCTGGTGTAACCAAAGAGCAGATTCTATCTTATCCGGCAATGGGGTATGTGTACGGACAATTTACGGCTATTTTGAACAAATACGTGGATAAGTACAATAAGCAGGATAAGTTTTTCCTTGCTGGTTATAATAATGCTTCATTTGATAACCAGTTTCTCCGTGCATGGTTTTTACAGAATGGGGATAAATATTTCGGATCTTACTTCTGGAGCAATTCTATAGATGTAATGGTTTTGGCAACTCCTTATCTGGCTTCTCAACGCTCACAGATGGAAAATTTCAAGCAAGGAACTGTAGCAAAGGCACTTGGTATAGAAATAGACGAAAGCCGGCTACATGATGCCTTGTATGACATTCAAGTATGCAAATCTATTTACGATATTGTTTCACCATATAAAATGTAATGTTATGGAAAAGATTAATATTCAACTTCCTCAGTATTGGAAAAAGAAGAAACTTAACCCGGAGTTTATAAAAGAACTTGAATCAACTGCAAAAAGCGATCCGTTTACAAAAGATGAGTTTGGGGAATATCGGTTTGGTACATTTCTTCATGGTTGCGCTATTGTCAAAGTTGAAATGACTGATAACCTTCTGAGCGTTGCTATTCACAGCCAACATCCTATAGGTTTGCCAATGATTAAGGAGATTCGCTATAAATACGCTCCGAATAATTGTCTTATGACAATGCTAATGCCTTCAAGGGAACAGCAGATTAGCGATAATACCGTAGTGCTTTATCAGATTCCAGGATCTTATAGCGATACGACAGATGTTGAATTTGAGGAAGGGAAAGAATGATCTATATAGGGATTGATACAGGTGTACATACCGGGATTGCTATCTGGGATAACCGAAAGCGTTCTTTGGAAATGGTAAAACAAATGCCTATTCATAGGGCTATGGCGGTTGTTCAGTCTTATGCGGATATGCAAAAGACGGGTGTAGGCGATAAAATCATAGTAAGAGTGGAAGATCCACGACAACGCACCTGGTTTGGTACAGAGAGAATGACACGTGAAGAGGAACGGAAGAGGCTACAAGGTGTAGGATCCGTAAAACGTGATGCTACAATTTGGGAAGATTACCTTACCGAACTTGGTGTTGAGTTTGAAATGGTTGCTCCTAAACGGAATATAACAAAGATGAGCCAGGAATATTTCAAGCAGCTTACGGGATGGAAAAAGCAAACCAACGAGCATAGTAGGGATGCTGCCATGTTAGTATTTGGCTTTTAGATGTTTTTTGCTCTTTGTTGGCGTATATATACACCAAAATTTATATCTTTGCATTAATTGATAACATTGATATTATGACTATTACGACAACTATCTTTATAGTAGCAGGTGCTTTAGCGGTATTCATTACCGCTATGCACTTTGCAAATCTTTTCCTACCGTATGATCCGATTACACCAGGTAAATCTATTACCGTATATCTGGATGGTAAGTTTAATAGGGTGGCAACGATCACGAGTATAGAGAACGGTTGTATCTATGTGTATGATAAATTCCCGTTGCCATTGCATTATAGAGGAAAATTTTACGCTGTAGGCAGAATGACGGACGGGCATAAGGTTATGTTTTTAGGGAAGCGGAAACTTTATCTGTTGATGCGCTTTGTGGAGGCTTTCAGAAAGATTGCCCGTATTCCTGAATTTGAAAAGGAGGTTTAACATGGAAGAGATAGGGATTGTTTACCGTAAAATCTCGGATCTAACTCTGTTGGATGATAACCCACGAAAGATAAGCAAGAGAGATTTAGAGCGTTTGGTAGATTCCATTCGCATAAATGGTTTCTGGAAGCACCGCCCTATTGCCTTATCTGAGCGTGAAGGAAAGTTATATGTACTGGCAGGACACCAACGGATAAAGGCTGCAAAGAAGCTGAAAATATCGGAAGTGCCGACAATCTTGTACCACAACCTGACCGAAGAGCAGGAAGCGGATATAGTTCTAAGGGATAACATCAACAATGGTGAATGGGATTTTGAAAAGCTACAGCTTGGAGATTGGAGCAACAAGGCTGATTTCTCTTTTATCGGTTTAGATATTCCAGTAGAGGATAAACAGCCGGAAGATGAGGAAGTAGCCGATGAAGAACAAGAGGATAACGAGAAAGAGGAAGGCTCGGAAGATGATCCGATAGCGGATGAAAAAGAGGATTTTTACAGATCCATGCTTAACGATTGTTTGTATGAGAGCAATAATGAGTTTGACATTCCTAATTTGTTGCTGGAAGAACAAGCCGGAAAACTTCTTTTGCCTTTTGCCCCCTGGGGAGCTGATAGCCGATTAAGGAAAGATGTTGCTACTTACCACTTCTATGTAGATGATTATCGCTTTGAAGCTATTTGGAAAGATCCGATCAAGGTGCTAACCAGTGGTGTAAAAGCGTTGGTAGAGCCAAACCTTTCCGTTTACGATACAACCCCGATAGCTTACGGTTTACAACAGATTTACAAGAAACGTTGGATAAGCCGATACTTTCAAGAGTGCGGTATCAAGGTGTACGCAGATCTGAATGTTTCTGTGAAGTTCAAAGAGTATAATAAACTGGGCTTACCAAAAGGGTATAACGCTTTTTTCACTCGTGGCTATGCTGGTCGGTTGGAATATCTGAAAGGAGAGCTTGAAGTAGCCAAAGAAATATCCGGCTTGCAAACTCCTAACTTGCTTGTGTATGGCGGTGGTGATGAGATCAGAAAGTTTTGCATAGATAACAGCCTGGTTTACGTCCAGGACTTTATTAACGATAAAAGTTCAAAAAAAGATGGCAAAAACAAGCGGAAGTAATGGAGGTTTGCCGAATGGCGATTCAAACTACAAAGGTAAGGTAGGCAAACTGGAACCTTTGGCTTCAATTAAGAACCCGAAGGTGTACAAGACTGTAAAAGAAAGTATCTCACGTTTTCACTCTGTTTTGGGAGTAAGACAGAAAGATATTAAGATCGGACAACTGGAGGCTGGTACGGGTGGAGTGCATATTTCCCAAAATGGAGTATCTAAACAAGTCGTTTTGAATAAATCCGTTTTCAATGGGAAAAACACCACAACCCAAAGCGTTGCTAAATGGGCTGAAAAAGGTTACAAAAGCGGACACTTGACGAAAACCAACAAGCCAGTAGCACATATTGTTACTCACGAGCTGGCGCACGCAACTTGGAACAACCATTTAACAAGCCCCAATGCAAAGGCAGCAAGTAAAAGCATAAACAGCCTTTATAAGAAATGGGGTAATGATAAGTCGAAACAAGGTTATGGTAAATATGCCAAAACCAATGTAAACGAGTTCTGGGCAGAAGTATGTACAAAAGCCGTTCATGGTAAGGCAGATAAGTACACAAAAGCAGCTAAAGATATAATCAAGAAGTATAAATTATAACGTATATTTGCGGAAAATGCAATAAAATATTGAGCTATGGATAAAATAGAATTAACCGATTTGCAAAAGCAGCTTATTCAAAAGCAGCTAAATGAAAAGTACGATCCGTTTATGGCTACGGAAGAAGAACAAGAAGCCTTCAATGACGTAATAGACAAAGCCGAAGCATTATCGGATGAACTGGACGCTGTAGATGATTACATAGACAACTACAACGGTGATATGATAGCCTGGTTTTGGGCAAAGTACCAAGAGCAGGAACAAAAGGAACAATGATAAATTAACCAGGTAAAGAATTAATCAGGTGGGAGTTCCTATCTGATTTTTTCTTTCCTTAATCGGCGTATATATACACCAAAAAAACAACGAATAAACAACGGAATGGCACTCTTTGAGAAAGGCAATAACATAGGGAATAGATTCACAAGCGAAAACCAGCCAAAGAAAAATGGTCGGAAGCCCTCAATGTATAAACAGCTCAAAGAGCTTACAGGTAAAAAAGTAGATTATGAGCTGAGCAAAGAGGACTATTATAAAACAATTCGGTTTCTTCTTGAACGCTCCAAAGGAGAGCTAAATAAAATCATGGCTGACGCAAACAGAGAAGATAGCACTACTCCTATTTGGGTGTGCAATATTATCAGTGCAATCTTCACAGATATTCGCTTTGGTCGGACTTCAACGGTTGAAATGATATTCGATAGAATTTTTGGCAAAGCAGCCCAACCGATAGAAGGGGATATAAACGCTAATGTGTCTGGAGGACTGGAGCCGGATCTATCCAAACTTTCAACCGAAGATCTTTTGGTTTATCATGGACTATTAGAAAAGATGAATGGCAAAAAATAAAAACATACAAATACCAATGGCTCTTGCAGTCAAAATAGAGCTGTTTAAACGTGGCTGTTTTGACTTCATTACTGTTAAGGATGGAAAGAAGCACGAAAAGCAGGAAAAGGCTTTGCAGATCCTTACAGACAATGAGCACGCAGAGTTTTTGTATGGTGGTGGTGCTGGTGGTGCTAAGTCGTGGACTGGTGCTGCCTGGCTTCTTTTTATGTGCCTTTGTTATCCAGGTTCCAAATGGTTTATTGGTCGAGCTGAGTTAAAGCGTATTACCCAATCTACCTTAATAACGTTCTATAAGGTTTGTAACCAATACGGAGTAGAAGATACTTTGTATAAATACAATGGGCAGTATAACTATATAGAGTTTTACAACGGATCCCGTATAGATTTGCTGGATTTGATGTATAAGCCTGGAGATCCTTTTTATGAAAGATACGGATCTATAGAATATACTGGCGGTTGGATAGAAGAAGGTGGAGAAGTAAACTTCGGTGCTTATGACACTCTTAAAACTCGTGTAGGTCGCCACTTGAATAATGAGTTAGGGTTAAAACGAAAGTTGTTTATCACGTGTAACCCTAAAAAGAACTGGATGTATGATACCTTTTACACTCCATTCAAGAAAGGTATATTGCCTGAGTATATGTACTATCTGGGTTGTTTGGTACAAGAAAACCCCTTCATAGATCCAGACTACATAGAAGGTTTGAGAACAACCAAAGATAAGGTTAAAAGAGAGCGTTTGCTAAAAGGTAATTGGGAGTATGACGACAACCCCAATGCGCTTTGTTCTCACGATGCGATTACAGCCATTTTTAATAATCTGCTATCAATAACCACTGGGAAGAACTATATAACAGCAGATATAGCCCGATTTGGATCCGATTACGCCCGGATTTGCGTTTGGGATGGTTATACGATCATAGACTTAAAATGCTTTCCACTAAGTAAAACTACGGACATACAGAAATGTATTCAACACTTCCAGAAAAAATACAGAATACCTAAATGGCGGTGTATCGCTGATGAGGACGGTGTAGGCGGTGGCGTGGTGGATAATTGCGACATACAAGGCTTTGTAAATAACAGTCGTGCTTTAAAGGATGAGAACTACCAGAACTTGCAAACACAATGCGGTTACAAGCTGGCAGAACACATAAACGCCTCAGAGATTGGGATCAATGAGGAACTGTTAAGCTCGGCAGACAAAGAGCAAATTATCCTTGAACTGGAGCAGTTGCAAACATGGGATGTGGACGGAGAAGGCAAATTAAAGCTAAAACCGAAAGAGGAAATCAAGCAGGAAATTAGATGTTCTCCAGACTGGCGAGATGTGTTTTTAATGCGCTGTTGGTTTGACTATAACGAGTATGATATACCAGATGATATAGAAGCAAGATTAGGAGTTATTTAAAAATTTGAATTATGGGATTTTTTAATGTTATCAAGAATGAGGTAAAAGCTGCTGTAGGTTATCAACAGAATTTTACAGCTTTGTTGGAGGCTAAGGATATTTCAAGAGCCTTAAACTATATGCAAGATCGCTCCGGCTTTGCTGAAAAAGCCTTGCTGGAGTACAAGGTAGAAAACCATGAGGTTATGAAAAGGCAGGATAAAGCCGTTTATGATAAGAAAGGGAATTTTCTTAGATGGCAAAAGCGTTGGAAAATTCCTATCCCCTATCAGTCTTTCATCAATGAAATTGCGCTTGTTTTCTTATATGGTAGACCCGTAAAATGGACGCAAAGAAGCAAAGGTACTGATTATGCTTTTGAGCAATATATAAAACTGCTGGAGCATTTACGCTTCAACGCCAATGTAAGAGAGGCTAAACGTGTTGCTGGTGCTGAGGGTACTTCCGCTATGCTATTTCATGTGTTCCGAAATAAAGAAGGAAAACCAGATGTATTATTGAATGTGTTATCTAAACAAAACGGTGATGATATTTACCTTATCAAAGATCAGTATAAGCGTATGACTGCTTTTGCTTGGGGGTATTATCTGAATGAATCCGGCAATCGGAGCATCTACCATGTGGATATTTACAAAGATGATACGGTTTACTACTGTAAGCGTGTTAGTGTAGGTTGGGAAGTGAAGGCAATCCCTAATGTGATAGGGAAAATTCCCGTTATCCTCTTTGAACAAGAGTTAGAGCATGAAGGAACACAGCCCATGATACACCGTGTAGAAAGCATGGAATCAACAGATGCAGATGTAAATGATAGATTTGCTAACCCGGCAATGGTAGCAACCGCAGAAGTGCTTAACAGCTTGCCTAAAGCAGAAGAAGAGGCAAAACTATTCATTCTAAAGGAGGGTGGCAAGGTTGAATATCTTACATGGGATCAGGCTTCACAAAGCAAGGCAAATGAATACGAACGGCTGGATAAGCATATTCTTTCAAAATCTTTTACTCCTAACATAGATTTTGACAATATGAAGAGTTTGGGCAATCTGTCTGCTAAAGCTATCAGAAAAGTAATGCTGCTTGCAGTGATTAAGGCTGAGAAACGAAAGGAAACCCACGATAATTACATGAATAGAACGGGTAATTTGCTACGTGCTATTCTTGGTAATGTTTTGGACTACCAACACAAAGCCGAATATGAAGCATTACAGTTAGGGCATGAGTTTCAAGAACCATTCGGTGAAGATGTGAGCGATATTCTTGCTGATATATCAAAGCAGTATAACGATGGAGCGATAAGCCGACAAACTTATGTGGAAATGAGCTACCTTATCAAAGATGCAAAAACGGAAATTGAGCGTTTGAAGCAGGAAGATTTAGAAGCCATAGCTAAACAGCAGGAGTTAAACAGAATAGATGTGTTCGGTGGAGGTGAATAATGGCAAAGAAAGTAAAACCATCAGAAACAAAGTACCATTGTAGGGATTGCAAGCACTCTTACGACTGGCACGAGAAGGATTATAAAGGTGAGTTCTTCCTTTGTCGGTGTCCTTTCTTCAAATACTCTAAATTCTTAAACAAAGATCACTGTGAACACTTTGAGTTAAAGCGCAATGGCAAAAACTAAATACGTCAATTCCACGCAGCTACAAAAAGAGCTGTTTAAACGTACAGAAGGGTACGCAGCTAATGTACGTGCGATTTATCAAAACTACTTACTCCAGATTATTAACCTGGTAAAAGGTACGGAGTTGGAAGAAGGTAAACCGTTCTCTTTCTCCGAATATGGCTATAGTGATGAGGCTACAGCCATATTTAGAGAAATGTACAGCCGTTTGTATCAAGAAATAAGGAATGACGTGCAAAATGAATGGCTGCTTTCCAACCAACATAACGATGAGCTGGTAAAAAGTGTGTTCGGTGAAAACTCTATCAATGATAACCACTTTGCCCGATTCTTTAAGCGCAATATGGAGGCTATGGACGCTTTCTTTGCTCGGAAAACTGGAGAAGAAGGGCTAAGCCTATCGCAAAAGGTATGGAGGTACACAGGACAATTTAAAGAAGAGCTTGAAAACTGCTTGGATTTGGCTATAGGAGAGGGTACAGGAGCCAACAAGTTAGCTTCCAAAATACAGACCTACCTACAAGATCCTGATCGCTTTTACAGAAGATTCAGAATAAAGGTCGGTGAGGATGAAAACGGAAATACTGTGTATGGTCGTGTATGGAAACGTAGGGTATATGATAAAGAAACCGAAAGTTATAAATGGGTAGATGATAACCCAAAGAAATATCATCCTGGACGTGGTGTATATAGATCTTCATACCGTAATGCCCAACGTTTGGCACGTACAGAAACCAATATAGCCTACAGAACTGCTGATTTTGAACGATGGGGGCAATTAGATTTTATAATTGGCTATGAAATCAAGCTGTCAAACAACCACCCATGCCATGATATTTGCGATGAGCTTGCTGGCAAATATCCCAAAACGTTTAAATGGACTGGTTGGCATCCGAATTGTCGGTGCTACATGATCCCTATTTTAGCTGGTGAAGATGATATAGAGGATATGCTTAACAAGATCCTGGCTGGAGAAGATGAAGAAATAAGCAAGAAAGGGCAAATAACGGAGTTTCCAGATGAATTTGTGCAATGGGTAAAGGATAACGAAGATCGCATGAATGAAGCCAAAACAAAAGGCACTCTACCCTATTTCGTCAAGGATAACTATACGGATATAGAAGAAATCTTGCATCCTCTCACACCTGAGCAAAAACACTACAAAGGGCTGGTTGCTCAATATGGGGAAGAAAACGTACAAAAGCTATATGAGGCTTTCGATTCATTCAAAGCCAAAATCTCTACTGGTGATTTGGAGTACCAAATCAAGAAGCTAAAGTTTGAAGCTAATTGGGTTGAGGAAAAGAATAAATTCCCGACTTCTCCCGAAATGGTGAAAATGCTTAAAAAAGAGCTGGCTATAGTTGAGGCAAAATTTCAATACCAGCAAGCCGTAAATGCTGCCAAGCCTATTTTGAACTATAAAAGCAAGAGTAAACCGTTAAATTCGATTCTGGCAGAACTGAATGAGGCTATAGCCAATGAAGCAACTGCAAATGAGATACAAGCCTTGACAGCAAAAGCGACTGCCAAAATACAAGAGATAGAAAAGGCTCGGCTCGCAAAGCTGGTTAAACAAGGTGCGGACGGATCTACTTTGGATCTTTACGCAACAGAAAAAGAAAAGCTGGAAATAGCAAGGCTCCAATCTGAATATGATAAGGCTATGGATCTATACGGCAGTCAGTGGAATAGTGAAGTAAGTGCCTGTTATGTCCGGCTTGCTGATTATAAAAAGGAGTTGGCTTTAAAATATGTGTCAAAACAAGGCAAGCTGGTTAAGCTGAATGGAGAAACTGAGGAATTGGCAAAAAAAGCACTGGAAGAGTATATAAATGCGCCAGTTAATCATAGTGCTAATAACGCCATCGGTGGACGCTGGCAGAACTATAGTAGTGAAGCTGGAGCAATGGAGCGTTATAGCAAAAAAACGGGTATATCCGTAGATGAGCTTGCTTTGATAAACCGCTATACATACGGCTCCAAGTGGTGTAATAATTACGGTTATGGTATTGTAGATCCGTACTTTGGCAAAATACAAGATTATGGGGGATTATGCCAAAAATATTATCCGGCTTGTAATGCTGCCTTAGAAAAAATGCCTCGCTATAATGGTACTGTATTCTCTGGTATCAGCTTTGACGCTATGAAGCTGGATAAGTATATTCAAGAAATGAAAGCGTGTCTATCATCCGGGCAACCCTATGTAAACAAAGCCTTCATGTCCTCTACTACCAATATTGATAGAACTGCTATCTTTGGAGATAACCTAATGCTGGTTATCAAAAGTAAGAAGGGTGTAGATGTAAAAGCCATTTCCCATTATGCCAGTGAAGATGAAATTGTGTTTCGTGCCGGATCCCGTTTTAAGGTGCTGAATGTTTATCAGGAAGAAACACGAAAATATGGCTTTGGAAAAGGCTGGGTAGTTGAGCTGGAAGAGATATAAGAAAGAGCCATTACCAACGCTGGCAATGGCTCTGAACTGCCCTAAAGCAGCTATCATCAGCTCTCAACAGATGAAAACATACAATTTTACTTCAACAAACTAAATAGCTTCAGTATTTTTTTTGCTCGTTTTTCTGATACAGTTTCAGTTATATAGCCATCTGTAGTGTAAAATCTAACCATCCGAATTTTATTCGTTTTCAACAAAGTATATACTTCATCTGGAATAATATATCTTGTTTTAAGATTAAAATGCTCAATAAAGGTTTTTCCAAGATTTAGACTCCAATATTCAGCAACGGCATCCTCTTCGTTGTTTAATGTAATGATACTATCGTTTTCTAATTTGAGCATTAAATCGGCTCCTTTTTCCATGCTATAAACTTTATCACCGCAATTATAGGTAGTCTTTAAAATTATTGTATTATTAACTTTATGCAAAGCGCAAGTAAAACCATCACTAAAGCTAATGTAATTTGTTTCAGTTATTCGATTACCTGTAAACTCATCTATTTCGTCTTTGACAATTTTTTGAGCATGAATAGAGTTACAAGTTATAAGACACATTAAAAATAAGAATAAATTTTTCATATCGTGCAATTTAGAGGTTAATAACCTATTAAAATTGGCTACCCATAAACCCACAAAAAAACGTGGGCTTACTCTGCACGATCAAGAGGGACGACCAAGTACCCAACAGCCCATACAAGAGTAATGCCCACGCCATAGCGCAGGCATTAGCACATTGTTTCTGAGGGCTGTTTGAAATTTTGGTCGTTTTCTTGATCCTCGCAACAATAGCCAATGCTATATTAGTTCATATTTTATTTCTAACTGCAAATATAGTGCTATTTATGAGAAAATTAATCCGTTTATGTTATTAATTTAGGCACGACACAAAAAAGAGGAAGGCTTTACACCTCCCTCTTACCTGTTTCAAACGATTTTTCCCAGTTGGTTGTATCTCCTTCTGGATTCGGGCTTTTACCTGGTAAATGCTCTGATAATAGTTGCTCTTTCCATTCCTTGTACGCTTCATCTAAAGGCTTTTTTGTGTCGCAAGCATCCAAGTAGGAATAATGAAACTCCTTCTCATACTCCCAAAAAGAAGCTGCCAAAGGGTGAAAAGTATCACTTTTATACGGATTCTCTTTTTCTCCTTTGTACCAATGGTAATTTGAATAATCTTCCGTTATGCCAGAAAAGAATCCGGCTTTGTTCCAGTTATCAGCCATCTTATTTATTGTTTAAGTTATGATAGAAGTTACCTATAACATCAAGCATATCAATAGGCAACAAATTGAATACATGATCTACTATTTCTTTAGGGATCTCATAGATAGCTGCTGCCATAGATCCTACAATAGCACCGATAGTGTCGCTATCACCTCCCCACGAAATAGCCTTCCTTATTGCATCCTCAAAAGAATTACTGGAAATGATAATTTTCAGGCAAATAGGTACAGTTCCCTGGCAAGTTTCATTAAATACCCCAGCGTAATAGTTTCCGATCATAAACATAGGATAGTACATTTGCATTTCGTTTTCAAGCCCGGATAGGTTTTTGGTAGTGCGCAAATAGTAAATAGCGTGCGCAATCGCTACAGCTCCTTTTATGCCTTCCGGGTGGTTATGGGTTAC